GGGCGCCCTTCATTAACCTGTATACATGAGGTGTGTTATGAAACGAGGTAGGAAGACAATCATCGCCTGTTGCTTTGGCATGGTTCTCTATGCCTGTAGCAACTTGGTTTTTGATTGTTCCATCTCTGCTTCAGATTCACGCTGCAGTGTACACGGGGAAATGTCGGACGCCCCTAAGCCATCCGTCTTCGAAGTTGGAGGAACAGCGATATGACAAAGATCTACCTTAAGCGGATCGACAGAGTTGTCGAGTGTAGCCTAGCGGCTATACCCGATCTTCTTAGACCCGAAGAAGGCGACTATGTTTTGCCGTCGTTTCCTCTTAGGGCAACCGATGCTGCCTTTTGCCAGCCTTATACCACTATTGTGGACGAGGATGGTATGAGACAATACCCTTTGCCCTTCTTTGATGAAGACGAAGCCCCTTTGGGTGATTGTTGCCCACCCGTTGTTTTAAAGCAGGAACAGTTCTATGAATGAGACGCATCCTTTTAAGTACGTGTGCCCTATCATACAAGTTAATCTCGGGAACGGATACACAGGAGGTAGTCCTACTTCCTACTGGACCCTTTCTGGGACTAACTTTAGACAAGGTACTTCGTGTCCTAACTGGAGGTTTCTCACTAGAATTGGTTCCGATGCTACAACCAGTTTTACTGGTGAGAAGCATACCATCAATAAAGTTGGCGCGGACGCTTATGTTTTAGGCACTAATAGCCTTAACTTTCGTCCTGCCGCTGATGGAGCTTGGGGTGACTACTTAGCAACTGTAGCCGGTCCCACAAGTTGGAACACTTCGCTTTATACAGCCGCAAACAATAAGGCCAAATCAGCCTTCTGGAAGAAGGTTAGAGAGGCTCAGATGCAAGTTTCTGGTCTGACCTTTCTAGGTGAACTGCGTGAAGCAGTTCACATGATCCGCCATCCTGCTGATGCTCTTATACGCTCAATGGAAGGTTATATATCCGTGCTTAGTAAAAGAAAAGCCCGGAATCCCTCCACGAAGCAACGTAAAAGAGTTCTTCAGGATACCTGGCTCGAATACTCCTTTGGATGGTCACCACTCATGAACGATATACAGAACGGCCTCAAGGCCTATTCTCGTGTACTCGCTAGTGAAGGTGAGGCCGTACAAATAAGAGCTTCGGGCGTTGAAGAGCGTGATCTAGGTGACAGTGTGGGAGAAATCTCCTGTAATGGAATTTACTTTAAATACATAGGTAAATTCTCACAGAAATGCACTGTTCGCTATATTGCGTCCGTCAGACCCAATAAATCGGGTCCTAAGACTCAGTTAGATCGTGCCATGGATACGTTCGGCTTTAGATTAGACGAATTTATCCCGACGGCCTGGGAATTACTTCCTTGGTCGTTCTTCATCGATTACTTCTCTAATATTGGAGACGTAATCTCTGCGAATGCTGCCTCCTCGGCCGAAATTAATTGGGCTTGTCTGACTGTACGTTACAGTGGAGAGAGTAAGTACTCTCAATACGGTGAGGTAAATAAGACAAAGACCAAGCAATTTTACGGCTTTGGTTCTGGCAACTTCTCAGATGCGGGCGGAACACTTGGCCGCTTACATTGGACTCGTACTCGCGTTGAGAGGTCTCCTGTAGCAGGGGTTGGTTTACCAGCCCTTACTCTCAGGTTCCCAGGTAGTCCCAGACAGTTTGTTAACTTATGGGCACTATTCTCTGGCGCGAAGCGTGTCACTCCTTATTATTAATCTGTTACATTTTGCCTTCGCTACATCAAGGCACAGGATAACTCAATGAGTTTCACCCTTACTTCTCCTGTTACTGGAGCAGCCCAAACTGGTTTTACCAGCCCGACTTACACTCACGTAACTGACGTCGCCCCTGACATTAACGGTAAGCAAGTCGCCGTTACTGCCTTGGGTGGCACGCAGACTGGAGCAACTATCCATTCTGTGGCCTCGCCCTTCACTACGACGTTTACGCGACCCAAGAGCTTTAAAGCTCTTGGGAAGCCTAACCCCGTAACGGGCTTGGTTGCATCAGTTCCGCGCAACGTCTACAAACTGATTACCCGCAAAGGGGTTCTACCCCTTGCTGGTCAGCCTTATGCTACGATGCTCATTACTACGATCATCGAAGTTCCGGCTGGAGCAGATACTGCAGACGCTGCGAATATCCGCGCGGGTTTGTCGATGCACATCGGTAGTCTTAGTCAGCAAAGCGCTGGCTCAGGCGATTCCGCTGTGTCCGGCATTATTTAAAACCGCAATTGTAACTGAGAGGTACATAGTACCTCTTAGTTACCTGGATATTCATGAGGATATGTCGATGGGCCTTTGCTCTCGCGCTCTTTTTCTTCACCTTGCAGAAGACCTTTCACCATTCTTAAGAACCGTGTCTTTCTCTGATCTTTGTGACGAAAGTCGCAAGATCGAAGCTTGGCCCGGGATTTCGAATCGTGAATTTGCATCGTTAGCTCTTCGTTCTTCAATTCTTAAGAAGTTCGAAGGTGTTAAAGCTACGAATGCCGATACTTTGGCTTTGCAGAAGTTCCTAGAAGCGAACACTCGTTGTGCTAGCTTCATAGACTTCAATCGTGACCGCATCACTGAGATCGAGGAAATCGCTCTCGGTGAGTTTAGTAGCGAGGTAAACTCCTTCTTCTACTATGACTGGGACACTCCTATTCTCTCGGCTTATGATATCTGCCAAGGGATCGGAATTGGACCAGGGGCCTCGATTGGAGCCACAGGGGGAAGCTTCTATCATAAGATAGCAGCCAGCCCTATGACAGGAACTTCAAGGTCTTTGTATAACCTCTACAAAGGGGGTGTCGCGGAAAGGTACAGCCTCTGGAGAGAGACCGAAAAGATCCGGTCAACTTCTTTAGGCGACTTTTCTTTAGTGCAAGGAAACAAGTTATCTTTTGTTCCTAAAACCTCTGAGATTTCTCGGACCATATGTACCGAGCCTCTTCTGAATATGCTTTTTCAGAAAGGCATAGGCGCTGTGTTCGAAGCTCGTTTGGAGGAGAGACATGGTATTAGTCTCGAAGTCCAACCTGACAAGAACCGACGCTTAGCTCGAATCGGATCAGAAAATGGTTCTTTTGGAACCATTGATTTATCATCAGCTTCTGATTCGATCTCCCTAGGATTACTTCGCAAAGTGCTCCCAAAACAGATAATGTCTTGGTTGCACCTAGCTAGGAGTCCGAAGGTTGAGTTACCTAACGGTGACTTGCTCGACCTACATATGGTGTCGTCGATGGGAAATGCTTTTACATTCCCACTTCAGACGATTCTCTTCGCTTGCGTCGTTGTCGGAGTTTACCGAACACTTGGTATCACTCCGATTCACCCGAAAGGTGAGCAGCTCGGAAATTATGCTGTGTTTGGAGACGATATTATTGTTCGCCGTGAGGCTTACAATCTTGTTGTTTCCGTCTTAAACCGCATTGGTTTCCTTGTCAATAACGACAAGAGTTTCAACGAAGGTCCATTCAGAGAATCCTGCGGATCAGACTTTTGGTCTGGCTACCCTGTGCGCGGTGTTTATTGCCGTACACTAGATAGCATGCAGGAGCGTTATTCGTTGATCAACAGACTCAACGTTTGGAGCTCGAATCACGGGATACCTTTATCTGGTACTGTCATGTACCTCCTCCAGAGCGTCAGGTTTTTACCTGTTCCTCCGTGGGAGAATGACGATGCCGGTGTTAAAGTTCCCTTACATCTTGCTACCAAGACAAAAAGGTCGAAACGCTACCAGGGCTCTATCGTGTATTCTCGATATATGCCTAAAGGGATGCATCTTGATCTTCTTGACGTTGGGGACCGCCCTATGGTGTCTAGAAAGGTTAGAAATAAC